TGTGCAAAGATAGCGTCCAGTTTATATCGCTTGTTCTTGTTAGCTTTCTAGGCTGGTGATTAGGGTGCACTATATATAAGTCTTGTGCGTTCTGTGCAAACTTTAGTTCAAACAGCTCACTCTCTAAATATGGGGTTGCAACATCAATAGGGTTAGAACCACCATCAAGGACAATACCCCTGTCTTTGTAAATACGTATGTTTTGGTCTGTAAACTCTAATGCATAGGATTGGATATTAGAAAACTGGAAGTGATACATAAACGCAGGTAAACCGTCTTTAGTCTCAGCAACAAACTGAAAACCGCCACGATAAACAGCACCACCTTGCGTCTGAGCAATAAAGTTCTGCATTCTGCGAAGGCCATTAAAATAGGCCGCTAAATCAAAACGACCGTAGACCTTGGGGCTCACTTCACCTGAGCTAAAGTTATTTAATCCTGTGTTTACATTTACCATTATTCAAAAACAATTATTCCATCGTAGTTTTTAACACCGCTGCCACCGCGTCTAAACCCTCTGTTACGTGAGCGCTCTACTCTACGTGGTGGATTGTCTTGACCATTAATAGCTCTTGCTTTCGTCTCAGCTTGTTCCATAAGGGCGTTTAATCTTTCAACGTTACCATTACTTTGTGACAGCTTGTAAGACATGTTCTGAGCTAATGTAATGGCAAGAAGGCTAATAAACGCTGGCTCCATACGTGTGACTGTTTCAAAGTCAGAGATATATATAAGCCTGAGCTGGTCAGTGTTTATCACACTGCCTTCGCCTATTAAAATCTTGTTATCTTCTATAGTGTAAGAGCTAGCAGGAATTGGATTATCACGAACCAATACACTCTGGTTAATGTACTTCATTCTTATAAAATCAGCAGGAAGCGTGAATTGTTTACTGTATCCAAACACAGGGTCTGTAGCATCTGGTGCCAATATAATACGCTTTGCTGCAAAGTTCCAAGGGTAGCGCCTTAACGCTTCACGCCTTGATTGGTCATACCATCTTGCGCATAACTCTTCTGTGGAATTTGAAGGCGTCTCAATAGAGACAATAGGTTTCACATTTAAGTGGTCTAAAGCCAAGTTACAAATATCTACTGGTGATGAAATAGCCATGTGTTCCCCTTAAATGAAAAGGAAAGGGGCAGTTGCCCCTCTCCCTGATAACTTACTTATAAGCAAACCATGCTGTAACGCGGATTTCGCCGTCTGCACCACCAACTGTGTTGGCTGTCAGGGCAATGTCATAAGCTGCATCAGCATCTTCACCTTGGCCAGAAAGCTCTGCAAGAGACTTCTTGGCGTCAGCAAGACCGATAGCATTTAGACCGTCGTTGTTTTCAGCTGAAATTGCTCTAGCACCACTCATGTCTAGAGTAGCAGCAAGAACATCAGCATCAATAACGGCGCCACGGTTCTCTGTGTAAAGACCTAAGTCATAATCTGTAGCACCAGCAATGGCGTCGTTATGAATTGTGATCTTTAGTGGAACCAAGCTTGACGGAACGCTGCTGAATAGACGGTATACAGAACCATCATCATCAGCTGTTGCAATCACTGCAAGACCAAGAGCACATGTTGCATCTTGACCTGCTGTGAACAACGCAGAACCTAGCTTGTCAGCTTCAAGGTCAGCATCAACATATTTATCTTCAATAGGCATGTTTCAATACTCCCTTAAACTGTTACGCGTACTTTTTGAAGAAGCTCACCCTCAGTACGTACGGCACCAATTTGCATGATAACCTGTACTTGGTGTGTTTCAATCAAGTCGTTACGCTCTTGAATGTTAATTGACATTTCCTTAGAAACACCAACACAAATTGCACGAGATGAAGCGGCAATTAGTTCACGCTCTGTACCAGCTGGGTTTAGCTGTACAATTGGACGTGGAGCATTAGCTGCAAAGTGCAGTAAGTCCATGCCAGCTGCGAAAACAATCTTACCTTTGTCTACTGACATCTCACGAGTGAAGTCACCACTTGTTAATTCAGTTTCCTGCATTAAGCTTGTGTTTTCTTTACCTGTGATTGAAAGGAATAACTTTTCGTTCAACTCTGTTCCAACATCATTGTCGATGAAGTTTTCGTTGATCTCTAAAAGCTTCTCGTAAGTTAGACCAGCTGTCGCGTCAACTTCTAGACCACCATCAGCAGCAAATGTGATTGTGTTCTCAAAGTCACGTCCAGCCATTACATCAGCAAAAGCTGCTTCTGCAACAACACGGTCCATCTGACGCATCATACCAGCCGATACAGCTTTTGAATATTCACTGTCTGGGTCTAGTAATGCACCACGTACGTCAGAAGCATCAACTGGTAAGTTGATTACAAAACGACGACGCGGAATTTTACGTCTTCTGTGTTCGATATCGTCAAAGTCAGCTGGCGCTACTCGGCCGTTAACTTCTCTTGCGTCTACTCTTCCAAGACCATCATATGCAAAGACGTCGCCCGTCATCTGTTTTAGCTGCACATAAGGCTTATACTTGGAAGTGAGCTGCTGAGCGTCATGGTGAACCATGTCGCTAAACTGCGTAATAAGGGCTTTATCAATGGATTGTACCATCGTCTCACTCCATAATTGGTTAAAACAAAACAAACTCGATTTCGCTACCCATTATGTAATGGACGACATCTAGGCATAGTCAGCCATAATAGATGGACCTAAAAAAGGCTACCCGTCACCGTATATATTAATATATTGATAATACTGCGTCAACTCTACTTTAAGTGCTTAGCTATTTGAGCGTCAAGATTAGCTAAGTCATTGCGCTTTCTATTGGTGTCAGGGTTCATAGGGTCGCCATCACGTATCTCTGCACGCAATGCTGTAGCCCTAGACCTTAGCTCTTCTATAGTAGTGCCTGTTGAGCCACCACTGCTTTCAGGAGCGCTGTCTTCCATACCCATGTCTTTGTGTATATTGTTAAGCGCTTGAATAACAACAGAAAGCTGTTCGTTAGGAAGCCTGTTCATTGTATCAATAGCTTCTTCTCCTAAAGTTCCAATGTATTTATTAGCAACCTTAATAGCCTCAGTAGCCTTATCCCCAAATTTTTCAGACATCATGTCTTTAAACTCAGCGTCCATTTGCTCTGGTGTCTGCTCTTGGCCAATGGCTTCTTTGTTTATGTCAATATAACCTTCAAACAATCTTTGAGCTTGCTTGTCTGTAAGACCAATATCATGGAAAAGCTGCTTGAACTGACCCTGCACCTCTTCATTAACTTCACCTTCAAAGCCTTCTGGCGTAATAAGCTGGTAGTTATCAGCAGCTTCTGGCCTTAGCTGGCTAAAGAACTCATTCCATTGCTCGTCACTCGCGTCAGAGCTTGGCACTGACTTCTTACCAATCATGCTCTGTGCGTTATCAAACTGTGAGTACAAGTCATCCATAGACTTAATGTTCTGTGCCCAGCCTTTGTCTTTATAAGCATCAGGAACGCTAAAGCTCTCTACTGGAGCTGTCGCTGCTTGTCTTGATACTTCCGCTGGCGCCTCGCTAGTAGGAGCCTCTGTTGCTACTGGTGCTTCACTTGTCGCTGTCTCTGTCATTTTTACTTACCTTCTTTGGTTGGTCATTAATAATAGTTATGCCGTATTCGGCCTGTAACAAATGTTGAGGGTTTATCGCTTGCCTTACAGCCCCATAAACACCACGCTTTGCAGCCAATACCTGCGTTTTATTTGGGTCAGAAGGGTCCATAAGGTTATTGAAAAAGCCGCACTGTGCACAAAGATAGGCAAGAAGTATCTTACCATCTTCCGTCGAAGCTACCCTGTTGATAGCCTGACTAGCCTCCGTCTTGCTGACTTGTTGCCGTACTAATTTCATTTGCGATACCTGCCACTTGTTCCGCTTGATTTAGTGATTGCTCAGCTTCTAGCTGTTGTTGTTGTTGAGCTTGCAACTGTTCAATCTCTTCTTTTGAACGAATTGTACCAGATGGCGCGCCCATCAACCTAGTGCTACTTTCAGAAATATCCTGAATATCCAGATATGCTTGCGCTTCTGGATTTGTCTGCATTAGACCTTGGAACAGCTGTATCTGCTCAATCATACCATTTAATTCGTCAGCGTTCGTAATTCTGTCAGCTGGTGTCGTGTATCTTATGTCATACACTTCCTCACCATTTAACAGTCTTTGTGCAATACGCTCTGGAATTATATCAACCTGCTCACCTAGCGCCTCAGCTGTCTGCTGCTCAGGAGTGCCAGCTATTACACCAAACTCATCTGCACGCAACATAGCGTTTACAGAGCGCTCTACAAGAGGGTTAAACAGCTCAGCAACCTGACGTGATATCAAAGAGCTTAAAGAGTTATCTCTAATACGAGCTCTTGTAGCTGTCTCGGTCGCTGTCATCTGGACTTCATTGTTAAAGTCTAGAAGCCTGTCTAAGAAGAAATGCTGTGATATAGATTGCTTTAAAGCGTCAAGACGAGCTAGAGCAACATCTATACTGCCAACCGTATTAATAGGAAATACAGGAGGAGCATTACTTACATTGTTAGCTGCATCAAATACAGTTAGTGCGCCAGCACTTGTATCAACAACACCGCCACCTAACATACCAGCATCTAATAAACCTAAAGGTGGGTCTAAAGTCTTTTCAGTCGCGACAATAATAGCCTCAGCTAAAGACTGCGCTTCTTTAATATCAGGTAGCGCGTCCATACCAACAGAGCGGCCATACTTCTCATAGTTAAGCTTTTTAAACCTAGCCACAATAATTGGGAACTCTTCAAAGCCACCTTCACGCAATACGTGCTTTGTGTCTTTCTCAATATGAGTAGAAGCATATGGCATACTTAACCTGCCACGCTTACCTCTGATAACATCACGCGGCTCGTAAGCTATGATGATGTTAACTTTAGTTTGCATACTGTTGTTTTCATAAGCCTCTGCAACCTTATCAGAAACGTTCTCAAGGCCATAAGTATCAACAACACGCTTTACATCCCACTCAGAGTTAATGTAAACGACATCAACGCGGCCATGTTTGCCCTCGTCAATAACCATTTCCTTCACGCCAAACGGCTTGTAGAATAAGCTGTCACCTTCCCAAAACACACCAATACCGCTAGTACCAAATATAACTTGGTCTAACATATATTCGTTAAGTGCTAGGATTAAATTGGAGCTAGGTGCGTCCATAGCTAAGGTTAGCTTCTTAGTCACCACATCATCGTACCAACGCTGCTCTTCGTCAGTAACATCTTCCATGTCTTGTGGTGGTGTAATCTTAATACTTTTTTTAGCACTTGATGGGTATAATATACCTAATATAGCCGCAGCTGACGCTGTTGCTGCAAAAGTGCCTGTGCTGTCGTAGATATCGTCATTAAGAAATTCTCCGACGTCATTCTTAACTTCGAAGTCTTGCTTAATCTGAGAAATATACTCACCGACCATTTGCCACTGTCTGTTCCAGTTAGAACGTCGTTCAATTAGCCGAGAATTGTTTTCAATTATTTTACTGGCGTGGGTTTCGTTATCACTCACCAAACAATCTCTTTCTTCTGATTTCGCCTTCTTCTTCGTCCTCTTGCTGAGAACCACGCAATGCTCTACGTCTTAGCTCTTGAGTTTCTTGAAACTTTTGTGCCTGAGCTCTTTGTCTTGCTTCTTCTTGTGCTCTAATCTCTTCTGCTGATGGGCCTGACTTTGGACCACCTAAGATTTTACCGAATACTCCCATGGGATAAACCTCCATAAACGTTTACAAAATTATAGTCTATCTTGCGCGAGTGTTCAACCCACCGCCTTTTGCTTTCCTTATCTCAGTATGACGTATTGGACGCTTCACTGCAAACGTTAATGCTAAAGCGTCTGCAATATCTGGAGAAGAAAAGCCGTCCTTGCGCAGCTTGTCCTTGCTGGTCAACGTAAACTTATCATTACTCATGCTGAATGTTTGTGCGGATAACTCAGCAATTAACTGCTTGTTATCTGGAATTACACCACCAGCTTGCAACCATTTGCGGGTATTGTCCCACATTTCAGCACGTTTGTTTCTATAATAACTCGGCACACCTTTAGTCCCACCAAAGTGTATCTCATTAACCTTGTATCTATTGGACCTTAATATATCAATTACACCCTCACCACGACCAGCATCAACATTAACAACCTCCGGCTGGAAGTCTCTAATGTGAGATATAATAGCGTGTGCGAAGTCTACGTTGCTGATATCATTGAATATTATCGGTTCGTACATTTTAAGACCTGTACGCTTAACAATCACAGAGCTGTCGTTACCATAACGAGCAACGTCAATACCCATAACCTTAAACCCACCTTTTACTTCAACGTCATGTAACTTACGTTGTGACGCCTCAACACCCAAGTTAATTGGTATTAGAACGTCGTCATTACTTGCTGCAAAGTCGCACAAGAACTCCTGCGCATACTGGCTCTCAGTCATCTCACGCTTAGCAGCTTCTAATTCTTCTGGGTGCAATATGTTTGTTTCGTCAGCTCTATATAAAGCAGCATACCAAGTTGGGTCTGATTTAGCTCTTTGGTACAACTCATAAAACAAGTTAACACCTTTAGGCGTACCAATAAACAAAGCCCAGCCAAGTCTGTCTGCAAGTGTAGGTCTAATAACCTCACCCCAAACATTAGGCCTCATATCAGCCACCTCATCCATTACAACGCCGTCTAAATAGATACCACGCAGGGCATCTGGATTATCAGCACCATATAATGTAATGACTGATCCGTTAGGGAATATGACAGACAGATCGCTTTCATTATAGCGAACACCTTCTATCATATGTGTGAACTCTTTAAAGTATGCCCATGCTACCTTCTTAGCCTGTCTATAGTAAGGAGCCAAGTAAGCAAAGCGGCCGTCTGTACCATGAAAAGATAAGGCTCCATTAATAAGAGCGTTAACGGCTAGAACTGTTTTTCCAAAACGTCGATGACACACAAGTATGGAGAACCTGCTTTTCGCCATACCTAAATGTGCTTCTATCTGGTGCTTACGAGGACTATACCCCGTCGGAACCATCACTTCCGTCATGGTATTCTACCTCTTTTGGAACAACGTCAATTACGTTGCCTTCTTCATCAATGTCTATGCTTTTGTAGCTATTAGGCGGGGCTGGTATTCCTGTCTGCACAACATAGGTAACATTACCCTTGTGCTCAACCATAGCATCAACCCTAGCCTTCTTAGGCAATACATATTCAGCAAGCTTACCAAATAAGTCGATAGCCTTGGCTGGGTCATCAGCCGCCACTTCCATAATCCACTGCTCAAGGTTATGTGAGTTGCCCTCAAGAACCCTAGCAATAGCTTCTTTTATTTTCTTAGATGTTTTGTTTGGCGACCCTTTAGGTCTACCTTTGCCACGATTTTCCTCAAAGCCCTTAACAAGCTTTCTGTGCTTTTTAAGCTTGGGAGTAACTACAGGCCTACCGTCCTTGCGGTACATATAGCCTTCACGCTGCTCCTCTTTAGGTACAGGTACGTTAGGGTCAGGATAGTCTAATGGGTCATGTGGGGGAGTTTCTTCTGTCACAAAGCCTCCTAAAAGGAAAAGAAAAAGAGGGCTGTCACGACCCTCTAATTACTATTAGTCGAACTGTACGTCGATATCGCCGATGGCAAAAGTAAGTGTACCACCGTCGTTAACAACTTCACTCTGATCTAGTGGTGTGTGCATTAGCATGTTACCAGCAGAAACAGCGTCGTGAATTGTCGCGTGCGTTACTGTGCCAAAGTTACCACCAGTTGCCGTGAAAGATACAGCACCTGTGTTAGAAATGATGCCCGCAGCTGGAGCACCGAAAGTTACTGTTTGACGTGCATAACCTGCGCCTGAAACCTCAGTACCACTATCATCATCCATAGGGTCAGAAGTATACAAACCGATAAATACAGTCGTTGGTGAGGTGTATGCTGTGTTACGAAAAACGTGGTTCAGCAGTTCAGCCTCTAAAAAATCAGACATTTCAGCCATTTAGTTTTCTCCTTTGAGTTTTTAAAATGCCACCTGTTAATCAGGCAGAACTATAGTCCTCACCTTCGAGGGCTATTCCTTTAAGATAGCGAAGCTCTCAAAGCTGCGCGTGCGGCCAGCTTATCTTGCGCTTCTTGAGGAAGGTTGCTTGTGTCAATAACATTCCCCGCTACCAATAATTCTATAATATCTTCTGCAATACGAGCCATGTCTTTGTCTGTCGCAGATAGCTGCTTTTCCAGATCAGCCTCATTGTCCTCAGCGTCTAACGTTGCTTGTATTGTCGCAAGCTGCGGTGCTGTTGGTTGTGGCGCTGCTGCACTCCACTGCGCAATCTCTACACCAGAGCCGCTGTCTTTTAACAAGAACGTACCTGCATCTGACAGGTCGTCTAAATATCTTTGTACTGTTCTTGAATTTAAGCTCATTACATTATCTCCATAAAACTCTATAGTTACCAGAAGTGAAAGCACCACTGCTTAATGTTATTCTAACCTGTGTCAGCTCAGCTGAAAGGTTTTTAAAACCAATCATGTTTTGGTTTGTATCACCACCGCTTGTAGACAGAATGCCCTCACATCTCCACTCATTAGTTGCACTGTCTTGAAGCGTTAATCTCATCGCCATAGCTGTGTAAGTAACAACATCAATATTAAATCCGTCAGTGGAGCTCGACGTGTTTACAGCGCCGCCAGAGTTAACAAAGCTTGTGTCAAATGTATAGCCAGAAACCTCAAATCCACCACTGTCTCCAAGCTCAACAGTTAAAGGAGAGCCCGAGTTAGTGTGGTTTCTTCCAAAGATAATCATCTCGTTAAGACCGCTTAAACCAGAAG